CCGTATTTTACGATTAATTAATCCTACTCCAGCATGGATAAATGACGCTAATTTTGATACCCTGGCAATGTTTGAGCACAAAGATCTTAGGTTTCCGGCATTGCCCTTATCATCCGATTCTATAGCTGAGAAACTATATGAAGAAGTTAGAGTATTAAAATCGCAATTATTAAACATAGTTGTTAGTCAAACTGCGAGAGGGGTAAGACATTTTGATACTCCTAAAAAAGGTCAAAATAAAGATTTGTATTCTGCCTTAGTTTTGGCATCTTGGGGTGTTAGAGAGATATATAGAGAATCTATAGAACAAGATGTGATTTTAGAAGCTAAAGGATTAATAAGGCCCCATGGCCCCGGCGCACAGTTTAAAAATATTACTTCAGCTGCTAGTGGCAGTGATTATTTAAAAAGCGCTGTTTTAACTAGAAAAAAATAATCTAACCATGTTTTAATAGAGAGCTATTTTAAAATAGGAGGACTAGAATAATGATCTGGAAAGAATTTTTTAGAGAATGGCTTCAGAGATTATTGGATATGATTCTATCAGTAAAAATACTAATGCTGGGAGTTATGGTTATTTTTATAATTCATAATGTTACAATTTCAACTACAATAGCTACTATTATTACTACCATCCTGGGAATTAGGGAAGGTTATAAAGTAGTGAGGAGTTTTAATCGTACAAGTGACGAGCCTAGAGACAGAGTGTAAAGGAGATTTATATGGATTCTGAAAAATTACAGAAAATAACAGCTAAAATAAAAGACCAATATCCTGACGTAGGTATACGAAAAATAGAAGTGGATGAAGCTACTGGTAAATCTACGTTTTTTGTAAACCCTACTAATAAAGTTTTAGCTACACTGTCTCCAGATAAAGCTATAAATTTACACGGACCGGCTGCAGTAGCTTCTACTTTAAGACGTGATGTTATTGATAGGTCAGTGTTAGACTTAATCAAGAAATCAGTTTCAGAAGAAGACCCGCATACATTATTTCAAAGAGCCATTAAATATTATTATGAAGCTGATTATTATGGTTCTCATATAGATATTTTAACAAACCTTTCTTCCAAAGGATTTGAAAACGACATAGATGATGATAAGATAAAAGCTTTCTATGATACTTGGAATTTTGATGTAAATTTTACGCAGATATTGGATTGGATATTTTTTGATTTTTTTCGTGTAGGTATGGTAAGAACTTATAAGATTATTGGTAAGTATGAGCCCGGTGTTAGTTATATGTCTCCAATTCCTGGTATGAAAAAAGCTAAAGGTGATCTTATAGACATGTCTGAGCGCGCTGCTCGAATACACCAGAAGCGGTTAAAAAATCTTGAAAAGAAATTAAAAAGTCTTGATGGTAGAAAAAAGGATGAACGTGATCTTAAGGAAGAATTAGCGGCTAAAAAAAGAGTATGGTCAAAAGGATTTATGCCCGTAGCTTACACGGTTTTAAACCCCCTGTTAGTCGATATAGAGGGTAGTTTGTTATTTGATAAAACCAAAGTCACATTGAAGCCGTCAGATGAACTTAAAAAATTACTTAAGAAATCAGGCAGCGAACTTACGGATGACGAAAAAACTATTTTGAAATTATTACCTGCCGATTTTAAAAGTGGTGTTACTTCTGGTCAGGGCATAGTACTTGATCCACTGTTTGTAGGTGCTGTAGACTATAGAAAGCAGCCTTATGAACGATATCCAAAACCTCGGGGAGTAAAAGTTTTTGATGCTTTAGAATATAAAAATTCTTTAAGAGAAGCTGATTTAAGTACTTTAGATGGTATTACAAATTATATTTTAAAAATAACAGTCGGAAATGATGAATATCCTGTAACTGACGCGACGCAGTTAGAAACCGTGGCTCAACTATTCAACACTACATCTAAATCGTTTGATGTTGTTTATAACCACACTCTAAATATTGAAAAGATTGTATCTCCCGAAATTGAAGCAATTTTGGGGCAAGATAAATACAAACAGGTTAATGAAGATATTAGTGGTGGTTTAGCTGTGACCCGGGCACTAGTTGATGGTGTTACTGACGTCAAGAGCTCCGAAGCGTCTTTAATTGTTAAAACTGTAATAGAGGAAATACATTATGCTCGCCGCCAAGTAGAACAGTGGATTTACACTGAATATAGAAATATAGCTAACGCTATGGGGTTTGATAGATTCCCTAAAGTTAGATGGGATAATACTGTATTACGTGATATCATAATGTACATGAGCACTATATCTCAGTTGGTTGATAGACGCATGCTCTCGTATGAAACTGCTCTTGAGCAACTTGGGTTTGATTACAAGAATGAATTCAATAATATGGAAAAAGAATTGCCCATGGTCTTGGAAGGAACGTTAGGCATTTTGGGCAGCCCTTTTCAACAAAAAGGCGGTGGTACGCTTGGCCCACAAAAAACACAAAGAGCACCTACAGGAACGCCTTCTTCAGGGCGACCTAGAGGACAGGTACCAAAAAAGAAACAGCCTAATACTAACCCCAAGTCAAAAACTAAAGTACCAAACCAATCACCAAGCAATCAGCCTGGCCCAAGCCCACAAGCTGCTGGTATAAGTATAAAGACGCTTATATCTAACGCAGCGGAGATTATGAATGAAGAACAATTTAAAGAATTTTTAGACGGATTTTTAAGCGAATTAAGAAATGCCAATTCCGAATAGTGGCACCTATTTATCTAACTGTATTATAATAGGAGCTTGTATTTTTTATTTTACTTAGGGGAGGACCTATTGTGGAAGATAAACAAAATGCGGTTACGCTTGAAGCGGAGATAGAACTTCTCGAAGTTACAGAGGAGCTTAGACAGGAAGTTGCTTCAGTAGTACCTTTTCCCGAAAATAAAACTCCAGACATGTTATTCTTTTCTGGAATTTTTGTATCATCCGGCGAAAATCTAAACAAAGCTTTTTTCCTACCCTCTGAGCTTGTCAAGTCGCATACTACTATTAATAATAAAGCATTAGATATTGAACATGATGAAACACAAATAGTGGGTCATATATATTCAAGTGCTTTCGTGGATCATCATGGAAATAAACTTAATATTGATACTCTGCAAGACATGAAACAAGATGAACTTGAAAAAATGGATATGGATGTTATGATTGCAGGTATTATTTATAAGAGTAGATTTCCAGAACTTGCTAAAGAAATTAAAGATAATAAATGGAAATTGTCTATGGAAACCTATTTCCAGGATTACGATGTTAAAATAGGTGATCTTATATTGTCGAAGAAGGAAGCGGAAGCTTTAGGGCTGGCGTCAGATAATGTATTAGGGCGTGTAGCTAGAGTTTTACAAAAGGGGAAGGAGATAGCAAAGGGAGAGGTTGCCCGTGTTTTAAGAAACTTACTATTTTCTGGCTGTGGATTAGTGAAAAATCCAGCTAATCCTAGATCAGTGATTTTGGAAACAGCTAAGAAGAAAGAATCGGAGGAGGACGAGATCGTGATTGAGTTAGAACCAAAAACTGATCTTGAAAAGAAGGAAGAGGCTGATATTGACGCTACCGATATTCGCACGCAAACTAGTCCTGGGATTTGTGTAAATTACAAAAAGCGCGTCATAGATGCGACTTTTGAAGGGCCAGACTCTAAAGTTTTGCATAATGATTGGTGTACGCTTTATGATACTGGATGTACTTCTCCCTCTCGGGGAGCAGATAATCCAGAATGTATTAGATATCAAGTAATAGAGGTTACACAGGATTATACCCAACACAAGTTAGAGGATATGAAAGCTGGAGATAGAAGAGGCAATCTTTTGGCTCGATTACAACGCTTGTTAGGGAATTAAATTTAAAAGAGGAGGAAATCGCTAATGCCACAAGCACAAACTGGAAAAAGAAAAAGTGTTCCCAAAGTAGTAAGGGTAAATGCTGATGATGGCGATGCTGTTTTGTACAGAAATTTAGGCAACGGGCGCAGATTACCCTTTATGTGGGGTACTACTGTTACGTTGGCATCCGGTGTCACTGAAGTAGTGATATCTAGCGGTGTTGAATTTAGTGATCATAAAGTGTCAGAAGGTATAGTGGAAGTAACCCCGTTATCAGCCGTTGGTGGTGCTTTAGACTACTATGTAGATAAAAATACTAGTTCTAACGTTGTTAAACTAGTAGCTGCTGCTCCCGGTGAAGATTGCGATTTTGACATTATGATCATGTTGGGTGTTGGTCACGATTTTGAAAGTACTGATTCTAATCAAATTTGGAAACGACACTATAGTAACTAATTCATAAAATTGAGTTAGGTCAAGGAAATGGGACGTTAAACTATTTAATATGAGGTTGGTCATAATTTTTTAGATAGTGAAAAATCATTATAGGGAGGTTTAGTTTATGTCTGATAAACTTACTCAGGATATTCGTGAAGAAGTTGATAATATCTTTAAGCAAAAAGAAGAAGTTGCTATGAGGAAACAGACTGAGGAAGCTCTTAATAAATCGGCTGATAAAATAAATGAGCTGGTCGCGTCTTTAGAGGCAAAAGATGCAGAACTCAGCGCATCCGATTCAAAGATAGAAGAGCTGGAACAAACTGTTTCTGAACTTTCTATTGCTAATAAAGATCTTGAAAAAAATCTTGAGACAGCAACCTCTGATTTTGCGGCTGAGAAGGAAGCATTGATCAAAAGAGCGGACGATGCCGAAGAAGAACTTGAGACTATTAAGAAAGATCAGCTTGCACAAGCTCGATTTGGAGAACTCAAGGACGAGGGCGTCTCTGCTACTAGCGAAGAAGCTATAAAAGATCAGGTTGCCAAGATTCGTGAAATGGAAGACGAGGCTTTTGCATCTTACAAAGCGGAACGTATTGAACTGCGTAAATCCGTTATTGCTGAGCTGGAAGCATCCTCTTCTAGTGAAAAACCAACTGAGAAAACTGCTGAAGAAGAAGAAGCTGAATCTAAAGAAGAGTCTTCTGAAGAAGATATTAAAGCTGAGTTGGAAGATGAGGAATTGGCTGCGGCTGATTCTGAAGATGATGTAAACCCGATGAAATCTATGGCTGCTTTATTCAACATGGAAGTTGCACCTACTAACGATATGATTAGTAAGTACAGAGAATTGGGAAAAGCAATGGCCAAGAAGTATGAAAAAGTTAGCAAATAGTAAGTAATCGTTGTAAAATATAGTTAAGGAGGGAAGGTAATTATGTTTATTCCTAGACATCCTGTTGTAGAAAATCAATTTTGCCAGTTCACCGCAACTACAGTTTCAGGCGGTACCGGTAATGTTTTAGCTTATGCAGGTTCGGTTTGTTATTTAGATGATAGCCAGACCGATGCGACTGTTAAAATTTATGCTGCTAATGAGGACAAGGCCCCTTTCGGGTTCTTGATGCAAAAAGTGAAGAATGGGTATTACGCCGTTCATCCAGCTGGATTTATGATGCCCGGAGATTTGGGATCTTCAGATGTTATTGCGCAGCCTAGTTATGATTCTAATGGTCAGATTAGCGGTTCTAAGCCTGCTCCTGTGGGTGTTGCTCATTTGGGTATTTGGGATACTATTCATTACTATCACAGTACAGCAATCAATGCTGGTATAGGCCTTGGTATTCGTGCCAGTAGTTTGTCTGAAATATCTGTGTCAAGTAGAAATACTAACCAGACTCAAGATGTAGCCGTTACCGTAAAGGGAGCTGCTGCTGCACAGGTAGCTGCTAATGTTGCTAATACTACGCTTTATCCTATTAGGATAAAACTACTTGTTTAAATAAAAAATCAAGGAAAGAATGATGGATTAAAGCACGTTTTTAGTGCATCCAAAACTACTTGAGGGAGGAATGTTAGGTTATGGATAGAAAAGAAATGAAAGATCTGTTTAAGGCTACTGCAGCTATCAATACTCCGGAAGGATTGATGGCATATAAAGCTTTTGCTGCGGCTCTAACAACTCCAATCCTTCAAGCTATAGAGAGAGACTCCATTATGAGACAGCTATTTGCTGTTGAAAGACTAGGACCGGGGGCGCAGGCAAGTTATCCTGTTGCCGAAGATTTTGAAATTCCTGTATGGGTATTACCGGGTCTTGGTTATGTGGCGCAGAACTTCATCGAAGGTATTGGGGAAGAGGTATATGTTCCTACATTTACCATTGATGCATCTGGCGACTGGAAACTCACTTATGCTAGGGATTCGAGAATTGATATACCAGCGCGGTCTGCTGAACAAGCTGCAAAGGGCATGGCAGATTATGAAGAAGAGTGCGGTTGGAGAGTTATTCTTCCTGCTGCTACTTCAAGATTTTTTGGAAAGGGTCTGCTTGGTTCACGTCCTGCTCCTATTTATGAAATTAACCCTGCATCTACAGGCGCTGGGTATCTTTCAAAAGAGCTTATTAATAAAATGATAATTGGTTTTAAAAGAATTGGTAGAACTCTTACCGATCTTTATGTATCACCTGAAGACGCGGGTGATATCCGTGAATGGACTGATACCGATATTGATCCAGTTACTCGTAGAGAGATTTTTCAGGCGGGTGGTATGGGTAATATTTGGAATGTAGCCCTGCATGAAGTACAGCATCTTGGTGCTACTGGTTTATATAACATTAATGGAAGTACATCAGCATATGGTAAATTCCTGGCTGATTCGGGAACTGAGTCTTTCCATTCCTACACTTTGGATAATCCTAATGTTACTGCGGCCGATGGTACTGTTTCTGCATTGGGTGAAACACAGGTTTTGGGTTTTGACCTCAGTGTCAATGACTCATTGGTTATGCCTGTCCGTAAAGAGTATGAGGCTTATGACGATCCTACCCTTCTTAGAGCCCAGAAAGCTGGATTCTTTGGTTGGGAAGAAATAGGATTTGCATGTCTTGATCCCCGTATGATTGGTATGGGTATTATCGATAGATCACTGTAATATTAGTTTGTATGGAAACTGTCGGCATGCCCTGCCGATTATGGTGGGGCATGCTTTTAACGGAGAAGGAGTATGTATTTAGCTTTAGATATTATTTGTACTATAATTTTAATTGAAGCTTTAACAAACATCTTAACTAAATCTGATATTTTCAGACCGTTAAGGGCTTATTTATTTCAAAGTGATAATAAAGTATTACGATTTATTCATTCTATATTAGATTGTCCCTATTGCACGTCAGTGTGGGTGAGCCTGTCCAGCATAGTGATGCTGTGTTTATATTTACATAATCTACTGCCACATATACTGGCGTTGTTTTTTATGGGAATAGTACTACATAGATTATCAAATATTTTACATTTTATTATTGACAGAATTGATGCAAACCATGTCGGTTTAGACAAGGAAAACGACTAGAAATATAAAAATGGAGGACAAGGTAAATGAACGGATATGTAAGAAATAAAGGGTTGTCATGGCGCCATGCGATGAAAAGATCTATTGGTCCAGGGCACAAAATTTCATTAGATGAATTATATGAACAATATGGTGAGAAGCACGGTTTAGAAGAAGGAACACCTTTTGTTGAATGGCTTCGTAGTATCAAACTTACTGATAATAGTGTGTGGGAAATAGTTTATGAGGATAATACGAAGAATTTAGAAGTAGATAAGGCTACCAAAGAAAGACAAATGGCTGAAATGGTAGTTCCGATGGTTAAAAAAGAATTGGAAGTTGCTGATATAGTTAATATGTCAGTCCGAACAGCTCGAGTAGATCTTAAGAAAATAACTGATATTAAACTTCTTAAATATGCTTTAACTGAAGCCAATCAATTACAGCACAAAGATAGTTTGGTAAGAATGTTGAGAAAACGTATTAAGGACTTGGAGATTACTAGGAGGTAAGATAAATGCCTTTAGTACCTAAAACGTATGATAGGAATACAAAAGATACCAGATTTTATGCTGGTAGTACTGTGGTAGGAAGTATGGGTTATAACCCCGAGATTACTAAATACTATAATAGTGCTGACGAGTTACTTCGTATAGAAGAAGTTTGGCGCGGCG